AGACTGGACGGGAAACAGCCGAACAACACACGCAATACTCGGTGCAAGGAATTACGCACAGAATGAGCGTGAGGTAAATGACTACTACGCCACAGAGCCTAAAGCAGCTCAGTTGCTTATGGAGGTTGAAACCTTTTCTCCCATGATATGGGAGTGTGCCTGCGGTGAAGGACACCTCGCAAAAGAGTTTGCAAAAGCTGGTTATCAGGTTTATGCAACGGACCTTATCGACAGAGGATATGGCTACCAATTAGACTTTTTGACTACTGCCGCCCCCCCCCGTTGCTGGTTTTGATATAATCACAAATCCGCCCTATGCAAAGGCGCAGGAGTTTGTGGAACACGCACTTGATATATCGGCGGACGGTTGTAAGGTTGCTATGTTTCTCAAGATACAGTTTTTAGAGGGCAAAGCCCGAAGAGAACTGTTTAAGAAATACCCTCCAAAAACAGTGTATGTAAGCTCAAGCAGGCTTAGGTGCGCTATGAATGGAGATTTTGAAAAATACGCAAAGTCTACCGCAGTTTGTTACTGCTGGTATGTATGGCAAAAAGGCTACACGGGAGATACCGTGATTAAGTGGATAAATTAGGAGGTTTATTATGATTCCCGTAAAAACAGATCACACGAATATCAATCTCACCAAAGAAGGCTGCAAGGATTTACCCGGCACTACCTACAGTTATGAGGACGGCGGCACCGGCATTGAAACCTGCTGGGAGCTGACGCCTGAAGATATTAAGAGGCTGGCTGAAATGGACCGCCCCTGCATCTTTGTTTACACGCGCGGTAACACCATTCCGCCTATTCTGCTCACTACTGAGTGCCTGTTGCAGTTTGACGATAACACGGCTGCTGAAGATCCTGAGCAGGAGGACACCAACAATGAAAATACCGAAGAGTCTTAAAATTGGTGGTAAGGTCTACTCCGTAGAGATCACAGACAAGCTCACGCTTGGCAGTGCTAACTACTCCGGCGAAATCCTGTACAGCGATCTCATTATCAGGATTTGCCCGTCAGCTAAAGCAAAAATGGAGGCTGACTTTGTACACGAAATGATACACGGCATTTTCTCTCATCTTGGCTACAGTGAGCAGGACGAAAAGAAGGTAGATGAGCTTGCAGAAGCCCTCTACGCCGTGTTTGTGGATAATCCCGAAATGTTCAAAGAGGAGGCAACAAAAGATGAATCGTAGCGTTTACCAAAGAGGCGTTAAAGGCAAAAAGTACGGCATCTGGAATGTGTCAGCTAAGTGTTTTCAGTTTGGCATTTGTGAGGACACTCCTATGCTTGCCGTTGCCCGTCTGTATCAGAAAATCGGTGATGATGCTAAGAAATGGCGTTTTGAGCCTCGTATGCTGCCGGATGAAGTGAAGGAGGCTACACAATGACAGTAGCAGAAGCAAAGGTTGAAATCCCTGATATTGACGCCTTCTGCCGCGCTGCGTGTGTTCATTGTAGCAATGATTGGTATTGCCCTACTTACTGTGATGCTTTGGAAAAAGCAAGGAAAATACCCTTTGACCGCATACTTGCCTGCTATGCAAGGCATGAGGGTGATTGGGTAGGCATCTGGAGGTATTTAAGGGAAACGAAAGTGAGGTTACGCAATGAGCTATGATATTAGCTTCAAGGCGAAGCTGGAGGGCGCGGATCAATGGGTTTACGTTGGTCCTGAATGGATAAACCATACCAGCAACACCGCTGCAATGATTAAAGAGGTCTGCGGCTCTTACCCGTCCATGTGGAACGGTATGAAATGCTCTGAGCTGTTACCGGCACTCACTACCGGGTGCAAGGAGCTGAGAGCCTACAGTCAAAAGTACAGACAGTTTGAGCCTGAGAACGGCTGGGGTACGGTGGAAACCACTCTTGAGTTTTTGGACGCAATACGCAAAGCCTGTGAGGAATATCCTACGGCAGTGCTTGAGGTCTGTTAGTGGGAGGCTGCTATGAATACGAATCCTAAGAAAAACAGTGAGGGCTATTCTGATCCCACAGCTTATGAGGGCTTACGTCCTATCATTGAAGAGGAAAACGCCCTTGAGCGCCGTGTAACGCAGCTTATTAAAACGCTCAAATACATTATCGGCTTAGCAGGCTTTGAGCTTGTATGCCGTATCGAAATCAAAGATAAGAAAACAGGGAGGATCTTCAGATGACAAAGGAACAGCTTGAAAAGCAAAACAAGGATTTAAGGGCAGAAGCAAAGGAGCTAAAAATGCACTTAGACTCTGTGTGCAGAGAGCTTGAATCCACAAAAAAGGAAGTTGCAAAGCTCACTATTGAGGCTGACAAGGACCTATACAGCAGAGCTGTTAGCACCTTCGGTGAAACCTCCCGGCTGATACTTGCTATTGAGGAAATGTCAGAACTCATTAAGGAGCTGAGCAAGTACACCAGAGGTAGAGAGAATATCGGTAGTATCTGTGAGGAAATGGCAGACGTGGAGATTATGCTTGAGCAATTAAAGATTGTTTTCCATAACCGCGCAGCCGTTGACTACCACAGATCACAGAAGCTCCAGCGTTTGAGCGACAGGCTCAACGGAAACCATGATAGCTTTTGAGAAAAGCTACACAGACAGCCTACTCCGTCAGGGGGGGGTTAGTCCCATAAGAAGGAGTAACCGATATGAAACACGATAGACAAATAGTGATCTCGGTAGGTACTAACCGCCGTGATCTGAATTGGAGGCAGACAGCTTTAACAGTAGCAGAGCTGTATGAGCGCCTGCGTAATCCAATAAAAAGCATAGAGTCCTATGCTGATTATATGAAAATGAAAAAGGCTCAGCAGGACACTCTGAAGGACGTAGGCGGCTTTGTCGGCGGCTCTCTCAGTAATCCGCGCCGTAAGTCTAACAATGTAACCGGCAGGGATGTTATTACCCTTGACTTTGATAATATCCCCGGTTGGCAGACTGACGCGGTTGTGGCTAAGGTTGAAGAGCTGGGCTGTAGCTACTGTATCTACAGTACCCGTAAGCACAATGCGGCTGCACCCCGTCTGCGTGTGGTTATTCCCTTTGACCGCACAGTAACGCCTGACGAATATGAGCCGTGTGCAAGGCGTGTTGCGTCCTCCATTGGTATTACAATGGCTGATCCTACAACCTTTGAAGTATGCCGCCTTATGTACTGGCCCTCTTGCAGTGCTGATAGTGAGTATGTGTATAAGGTCAAAGATGCACCGTTTATCAGTGCAGATTTTCTCCTGAGTACATACACCGATTGGCACGATTTTACAAGCTGGCCTCAAGTACCTAACGCCGTAAGCTATGCAAAGCTGGCAATGAAGCAGGGTGATCCTCTGGAGAAATCCGGCATTGTGGGTGCGTTCTGCCGTACCTATGACGTCATTACCGCTATGGACGCATTTCTCCCGAATATCTATGAGCCTGTTGACAATGATGACGGCAGATATACTTACCTCGGCGGCTCTACCACGGGCGGTGCAGTTATCTATGATGATGCAAAGTTTTTGTTTTCTCACCATGCAACTGATCCCTGCGGCGGTAGATTGGTAAACGCCTTTGACTTGATAAGGCTACACCGCTTCGGGGACAAAGACAATGACGCCTCCCCCGACACTCCCGTTACAAAGCTCCCCTCATACAAAGCAATGTGTGAGGCAGCTATGCAGGACAAAGCCGTTGTTACCACGCTCAACCGTGAGCAAATAGCACAGGCTAAAAAGGATTTTGAGGGTATCACTGCTGAAGATAAGCCCTCGACCTCTGCTGAGCCTGAGCCTCTTGATTGGGCTGAGAAATTACAGCGTAATCAGAACGGCGCAGTAAAGGGTACTATCGACAATATCCTGATTATCCTTGACGGTGATCCTGCTCTCAAGGATAAGTTTGCCCTCAACCTCTTTGCAAATCGTGGTGAGGTGCTGGGCGCTCTCCCGTGGCAAAAAGGTACTAAGCGCCGCCTGTGGTCCGATACGGACAGCAACGGTCTGTACTGGTATCTTGAGCGCTTGTGGGGTATCACACAGAGAAGTAACATTGACAGCGCCCTTGACATTCATGCAGCTACACACGCATTTAACGAAGTGCAAAAATACCTTGAAGCTTTGATGTGGGACGGTGTGCCTCGCCTTGATACGCTCTTCATAGACTACCTCGGCGCTAAGGACACAGCTTACAACAGAGCTGTTTGCCGTAAAAGTTTTACGGCAGCTGTGGCCCGTGCCATGACTCCCGGCTGCAAGTATGATACTATGCTGATCCTCGCAGGTCCTCAGGGTATCGGTAAGTCAACGCTGCTCGACAAAATGAGCCGTGGCTGGTTTAACGATTCTATCCGTACCTTTGA